AAGAAAAATAGGAAAATTTTTATCTATTCAAATGACCCGTTTTTTCTTTGCCCCTCTTGCATGACAAAGCTGAACGAATGGCTGAAAGGAGAACAGAAGTGAGCAAGAAAGTTTCAGACATCCTGCCCAAGACGGAAATCTTGGCACAGTTGGCAGAAGAAGCATCCGAACTGGCACAGGCTGCGTTGAAGCTGCGCCGTGCGCTGGATGGCACGAACCCGACACCGAAGAGCGTAGAGGAATGCCGAAAGGCGTTTGAAGAGGAATACGCAGACGTTATGGTGTGCATGGCCGCTCTTGATTTTTCGGATGACAGAAAAGCGTATGAGCGAATTGGAATTATTGCAAGCGAAAAATACTACCGTTGGCTCCATCGCCTTCAAGACAAGGAGCAGTCAGATGAATAAGCGCAGAAACCGTCCCTCGTCTGGCAAACAGGCAATGTCAGCCAACCTCCGCAAAATCGCACGACAGAACCAGTTGTACGGCTTTCGCATGGCTCTGGATGGAATCGCTGCCACATGGGGCGCGCTGATTCAGAACCTTCGGTGCGATGCAGACCTGACCGATGAACAGGTGCAGAAAATCATCCGCATTGGTGACAGGTACTGGGAGATGGTCGGCAAGTTCAAAGAAGAGGACATGACCCCTGACGAGTTCGCAGATTACATCACCGCAAAGTCGGAGCAGGTCGAAAAAGAGCTGAGAGAAAGGTGGAGCTAATGGATAAGGAACAGCTTGCCATCGCACGGTTGCAGGACGCGGCACGGCTATCTGAGCATCGGTACGAGAAACCGCTCATGGTCACATACTCTGGCGGCAAGGATTCACAAGTGCTTGTAACTCTGGCTGAACGTGCAGGAATTAACTTTGAAGTGATCAACAGCCATACCACAGCAGATGCGCCAGAGACGGTCTATTTCATCCGTGAGCAGTTCAAGGCGATGGAAGAACGTGGAATAAAATGTTCCATCGTCATGCCACGATACAAGGACAAACCTGTGTCCATGTGGACACTGATTCCGCAAAAGCTAATGCCGCCGACAAGACCTGTACGGTATTGCTGTGATGTTCTGAAGGAAACATCTGGTAAAAATCGCTTTATTGCAACTGGCGTTCGTTGGGCTGAGTCGGCATCGAGAAAAAACAATCGTGGGATTATGGAGTTTAACCATCGTAACAAAGAAAAAAGAATTACGATGATGGGCGACAACGATGAAAAACGACAACTGTTCGAAACCTGCAACCTTAAGGGTAAGATGACCGTCAATCCGATCGTGGACTGGTCTGACGATGACGTGTGGGATTACACGCACAGCGAACACCTGCCTGTTAATCCGCTGTATTGCGAAGGGCAGAAGCGCGTTGGCTGCATCGGCTGTCCTATGGCCGGTAGGAGGGGCAGACAGCGTGAATTTGTGCGCTGGCCTGCTTACGAAAAAATGTACATCTCAGCTTTTGAACGAATGCTTAATGTCAGAAAAGCAAAAGGTTTGTCGTGCGACTGGCAGACCGGCATGGACGTTTTTCGCTGGTGGATGGAAGATGACAACATCAGCGGTCAGTTGAGCATGGACGATTTGATGGAGGACAGCAATGTTTGAATTTGCAACTCGCTGGCTGGTCTGCCTAGTCATGCTGGCGGTGGTGGTTCAGTCCGAACGGACAATCAAAAATATGGCAGACAACCTATTTGAAGAGCGTCAGGCAATGCTCGTCTGGCTGTTCGTCAACGTGTGTCTGGCCGTTTGTACGGCTGTTGTGATGGGGTGGAAATGATGGACAACGAACTTTACTGCCCGATGAAGATGACCAGCAATCCGCTTGGGCGGTGCGTGTGCGAGAAAGAAAAGTGCGCATGGTGGCGACAGTTGGATAACTGCTGTTCCGTCTGGTGGATTGCACGGAAGTTGGACGGCATCGAAACAAAGATGAAGAGGTGAGAACTCTTGGCAACACCCCCGAAGCGTGGTCGTGGCAGACCGCCGCTGACCGAAGCTGAAAAGAAAAAGCGTGAGAAGCGGGCGCAAAAGGCGAAAGAAGAAGCCGCTGCGAAGCGTGAGAAAGAACGCGAGAAGAAGAAACAGCAGATGCTTAACAAGCGGAAATCTATCCGCTCACAGGTGAGTAAAAAGGTGAAAGAACAACAGGAGTTAGCAATCACGAGGTCTAAGATGCTGAATACAGGCGATTTGCAGTCAAGAATCGGTGATGAAGAGGATAAGAAGGTCATCGGCATGATTGCAGCAAAGTATTTTGGCGACCTTCCGAGCGTGGACATGAACAACCCGATTGAAGTGCAGCAACGCCTTGACTTTTTTTTTGACGCTTGCATCGAAGCCAGAATCTCCCCTGTGGTGGAATGGATTGCACTGGTACTTGGCATCGAATGGGTGAGCCTGAAACAGATTATGGCGGGCAAACGCCGTGACGACAGCTTGCAACAGAAGTACATATTGAAGCTGATTCTGCAAATGCAGTCCATGTGGGCGTACAACGGTATGTATGGTCAGGAGAACCCGGCAGAGTGGATTTTCCGAGCAAAGAACTACTTTGGTATGCGCGACAACGTGGAAGTCACCGTTGCACCGCCCGAACAGCCGTTGGGCGATGCCCAGAGCGCAGAGCAGCTCGCCCAGAAGTATCAGACGGCTTTGCCGAAAGGGATTGACGTGGAGTACAAAGAGGTGGCAGAAGAGGTGGTCGAGGATGACTAACGGCGATTTTATCCGCTCCATGACGGACGAAGATATTACAGAAAACTTTACGCCGGGCATCTGCGAGCTTATCAAACATCGTGACCCGGAGCGTTGCCAGAATCGTGAGCATTGCTTTCATTGCGTAAAGGACTGGCTGAAAGAAAAAAACACAATTATGGTGAGGGCTGACCAATGGAAAATAAAATGAGCAAAAAAATCAGAGTTCAATATACAGTACACGACAAAAATCGAAACATTGTAAAGCAACAAACAGATTTTTGTGTATCAGACGAAACGAAGAACGAACTGTTGATGGCTGTCGTGCCTGAAACGAGAGAAAAGTTTTCCATGACAGGAAGCGGGTTCAATCTTAAAACCGCTCTTTATTGGAACGCAAGATTGATGGATTGCTTCTTTGACTTGGATGATTCGATTTTGAGTATTAAAGAAGTCAAGAGATAAGAGTTTGGGAAACTGATGCAAACAAAAGAAGATTATTGCTGGTACAAAGAGCATCATATTTGCGCAAGATGCCATAAATACAAGGCAATGCCAAACAAAACAATGTGTTCTGTATGCTTAGAAAAAGATGCTGAGCGGTCAAAAAAATACAGAGCCAGAATGTCGGAAGAAAAGCGTGAAAAAGCATATCTAAAAATAGAAGAATTCAAAAAAATCCAACATGACAAACGCCTTGAATCTGGAATTTGTACCACTTGTGGCAAGTACAAAGTAAACGATGCGTTCAAAACTTGCATCGAGTGTCGTACAAAGGATGCTCAAAAAAGAGCGAGAAACAGCAAGGAATACAGAAGAACATCTGGCACTTGCGCCTATTGCGATGAACCGCCAATTCCCGGCAAGCGTTGTTGTCCGAAGCACTATGCAAGCCGAATTGTTGGCATCACAAAATGTAGGCAATCAGAGGGCTTTCGGTTATCACAAATCGAACAGAAAAAGCGCATAAATGTTTTTTGGAGAGAAATGGAATGGGAAAGAAACCAAAGAATGAAACAACCCCAATGGATACGCCCATGACCCCGTTGATTGACTTCTCCGACCCATGCCTACGCACGTTCCTGCCTGTCCTCTTGCAAGACCACACAACAGGCAAGAACATCATCTGGGCGACAGACCCACCGCCTGAACTGGGCGTGGGCTTTGCAGATGAAATCACACTGGAACAGTTGGACAAGGTTCATCTTGTCCCTCGTGTGCAGAAACGGCTTGCAGACCAAAAAAAGCGAACCAGCAAAAAAGCAGAGGTGTTCACGCCGACTTGGGTTTGCAAGAAGATGACAGACGTTGCCGAAAACGACCTGAAGGGCGAGGACTGGAAAGAGTACATCAACAAGACTTGTCTTGAAGTCACCTGTGGAGAAGCGCCATTCCTCACAAGCCGATACGACACCACAACAGGGCAGATGATTGCCGTGCCTGACAGAATCGGTCTGCTGGATAGGAAGCTGAATGTTCTGGCAGAGCAGTTCCATGACTATGATATGTGGATGTGCTGGGCAATCAATGCCTACGCATCGACATACGGCTATGAGTGGCAGGGAGACAATCTTTTGCTGGCAAGATGCAACCTGTTCCTGACGCTGATCGAAAATTTTAGGTATCGGTTTGATACTGAAAAGCTAGAAATTGGCTTCATACCAATTTTTCTTGATTGCATCGCAGATACTATCTCATGGAACGTCTGGCAGATGGATGGTCTGAAAAAGACCGTACCCGGCACGGACATTCTGTGCAAAATCAAAAACTGGAAAGCCGACAAAGAAATCCTGTTCAAGGATGTTGGAAAGGAAAAATAAGCAATGGTTGTTTTTGTTACGAAAAGAGAGTTAGAGGACGAAGATTGGAAAACACATATTGCTCAAGGTAAAGAGAAGATTCCAGCCGGAGCAAAAGTAGAGCTCGTCAAGAGAATCGAAAATCTTTATGGAACGTATTACCTTTGCGACTACAAAGGTAAAAACTATTATCTTGACCCTCGCGACTTAAAATTGGAAGAGGAGTATTTTGACTAATGCAAACTGAAAGAGGAATCTACCACAAGCGAGTGTGCGACCGCTGCGGGTTCAGCCTAGATGGCAAGACATACAACGAAAATGAATTGTTTAAGGGATGGGGCTGGCGTAACGACACAGGCGACCTGTGCCCAGAGTGCTATGCGGAGTATAAGCGAGTGATCGGGAGGTTCAACAGAGGAAAGAGAGGGCAGAGAAGATGAAAAAAGTTTGCGTCTATAAATGCAAGCAATGCGGTGCCATCTTAGATTCTGATGGATTTTTAATTTTGCCGGAGAACATTCTCGATGGAGTTTTTGAATCAAAAGAAAAAGGGTTCGTCTACAGACCGTCTATCGAGGAGCACAGAACAGGGGGCATAATTATTCACAGATGCGACCCTGTAACGATTGGCGTCTGCGAGTTAATTGGTTGGAGGAAAATCGGATGAATTTCTACTGCACCACCGAACATTGCTCTTGCATGGGCATCAAACAGTTTTCTGCTGGCAAAGCTATCCGATGCACAGCAGAATCCTGTGAGAACAAATCTGAGCCGTTCTGTGGCTCTTGCAAATGGTACGCAGAGCCGGAGGGCGTATGCGTGAACGACCAGTCAGAACACGTTGCAGACTTCGTGTGGGACGAACGTGGATGCAAGGAATGGGAGAAAAAAGAAAATGAGTAATCTTGGAAATGCGTTGATTGTGGTTTTAGCTTCTTTTATGGTTGGAACATTTATATGTGGGATAGCATATCTCATTGAAAAAATTTTGATATGGGATATATTGTTGAACGAAATTTCCGATGAAAAGATAAAGGTTCTTGCGGATGCAATTCTCCACATTTTTACTTTTTTGATTGGATTTGTGGTCTTATATACGATGTACAAGGCGGGGGTATAAAAATGACAACAGGGGAGAAAATCAGGAAGCGTAGAATTGAACTTGGCATCACGCAGAAAGATGTTGCAAGGATGATTGGAACAACCAATTCGTATGTAAGTGCCGTTGAAAAGCAAAAGCGTAGCGTGAAGAAAGAAACGCGGCTGGCAAAATTCGCAGAAGCCCTTCGATGCAGCGTGAACGATTTGAAGTCGGATGTGCCAAAAGATATGGTAGACCCCGCCAATGACGATTTCGGAGCGATTTGCAACTGCGCTGTTCGCTATTGCTTGGGCAGACGGTCGTATATGCCTAGCCTTGTATGCAGATACATCATTTCGCTTCTGTCGGAACTGACGGACAAGACGCTTGATTGCTTTGAGCGTGACATTGCAGAACGAAAGCGGAAAGGTTTCGACTTTGGCGATTGCTGCGACTATCAGACGTGGGATGCGTTTTACAAAGCGGTTTGCAATGAGATTGAAAGGAGAAAGGGCGATGGAAGCCAGACCGATTGATGCAAATGCACTTAAACGTTATTTTTCTGATAGGCAAATGAAGTATGTAAGCGTGGATGAAGCTGATTACACATTCAACGCCTTGATGTTCGATGTGCTCGGAGACGTAATAACAGCTATTGAAAATGCGCCAACAATCGAGGTGAAAGACAATGGCTAATTATCCAGAATACCTTGAACGAAGCGCACTTATTGAAAGAATCAAGAAAGCATATTGCGATGGCTGTGAGAACTACAACGGCGTTAGATGCCGTGCTTGCGGTATTGGCGATGCCATTGAAGTTGTGGAAGATGCCCCGACAGCATTAGAGCGTACCGCTGAATGGATTGTCCAAGACGAAGATAAGACGAGGTTCATGTGCAGTAATTGCCATGCGAGAAACAACCGAGACCGCTACAACTACTGCCCGAACTGTGGTTCTTTGATGGAGAACAGGTTATGAGTAACACCCTTTGGCATCCAGCAAGCGAACAACCACGAGAGCGGACGCAGCCTTTGTTGCTTGCGACTAAGACAACGTGGCGTGATAAAGATGGAAAAATGTTGCAAGGATTCTCGCCGACAGCGTACTTTCTTGGCTGTTACGCAGACGGTCAGTTCTGGGATGAGATAGGCGAGAGACTGCCGAAAGATGTAACGGTGACGCATTGGATGGCATTTCCGATGGTATGAGGTGATGGACATGGACAAGTATGTATGGCATTCCGTGCGGGATGAGTTGCCGCCGTCAGATGCTCCGATGCTGATTCTAATGGTAAAACACATTTACCAAAACGAAAACGACTATGAGCGGTACATGAGACTTGGCTTCTATGCACCAGCATTCGGCAAACGGGCGTGGAGAGACGAGTTTAACGACCCATTGGAACACGGTGATTGGTATATTGTAACGCACTGGACGTATGCGCCAGAAGAGCCAAAGGAGAATTAAAGATGGATGGGCTTGAAGCGTTAACAGAAGCAATGAACCAATGTGCTGCATCACTTGAACAGCTTGCAAATGCTATCAAACAGTCCGAAACGCAGTGCGGTTACATCAAGCAGAAGCACAATCGACCTGTATACCGTAAAGGCACAAAGCTACATGAAGTTTTCAAACGAATTATGAGAACGAGAGAGGGATTTAGAAAATGACAGAACTCAAGAGATGTCCGTTTTGTGGTGGAGAAGTTACCATTGCAGAGGGTGGCTACCGCCAAACACGATGGATGTATGTTACGAGAGGAAACAAAGAAAATAGGTGCAACTGCTATGTTATCATGGAAAGCAAAACTTACAACTATGATTCCTCTGAAAAAGACAAGGAAAGAATCAAAGCCGACCTCATCGAAGCATGGAACAAACGCTACAAAGAGGACTGAGTATGGACAAAAAACGAGACAGCTTTACATTCAAACGATATTACTTTGAAGCCATCTCCACACTGAAAAGTAAAGAGAAGCTGGAACTCTACGATGCAATCTGTGCATACGTTTTTGAAGAAAAAGACACAACTTTGAACTCAAAAAAAGCAGAATCTTGTTTCATTTTGATTAAACATCTGCTAGATGAAGAATCGAAAAGAAGCGATATTGCGTCAAAAGGATGGTCTACACGAAAGTCGGCTCATCCTCATGTCATAAATGAGATGAAGGTCAGCTCATCTATGAGTTCAAAGTCAAATGACGATGAACCCATTGTATCAACTGACAGTCAGACGAACGTCAAAACCTTGCCGGAGAGTGCAGTCAAGAAGAAACCTGACATCTTCTCCGACTTTGCTCATGGCGATAAAGCCTTACTGGAATCCCTGCGAGAGTTCGCACAAATGCGTACAAGAATCAAGAAGCCTATGACAGACCGAGCAAAACAGATGCTCTGCAACAAGCTGGAAAAGTTTGATCGGAACGACTGGAAAGCCATTCTCGACCAGAGCATCTATGCTGGATGGCAGGACATTTACGCATTGAAGCAGGATGACCAGTACGAGCAAAGTACGGAGATGGAGTTTCCTAGACTATGACAATGGACGTTCAAACGGTATTTATCGGTGCGCTAATGCTCTGCAAGCCGGGCGTTGCGGATGAAATCATACCAGACCTTGAACTTGATTTGTTCAGACCTGAGCTGAGAGACGCTTTTGCGACTGTTCAGGGCTATTGGACGGCTAGGGGTAAGATAGATATAGTCGAGATAAACACGCAGCATCCAGACGTAGCGCAGACGCTCTTGGCGTGTGTGCAAACCTGTGAATCAGAGTGTGTACGAATTGACAGGGAGCAGATGCAGCGTTGGGCACAGCTTATCAGAGAACAAGCCGCACTCACTCGTGTGCAAGGTCTGGCATTTCAGATGACCAGCGAGCTTACCGACTATTCTGATTTATCAGACATCTACCAGCAGATGGGCGAGGCGATGAGCCTGAAAGCTGAGGAAGAAGATGCGTGGACATACGAGGATGTGCTGAACGACTATGTTCTTCACATGGACGAAAAGCCTGTGTACATCAAGACAGGCCTAGAGCGTCTGGATGAAGCGCTGCACATCTCCCCGGGTGATTTTATCATTATCGGCGGCAGACCGTCTGCGGGCAAGACAGCCCTGTCCCTGCAAATAGCAGCAAGCATGGCAAAGCAAAACTACACCGTGTACTATTTCAGCTTAGAAACCAGCAAACGCAAGCTGGGCGCACGTCTGATGGCTAATCAAATATACTGCCCTCTGGACACGGTGAAAAATAAGGCGGTCAGCTTGAATGAGATTGACGGGCAGGCAAAAAACATGAAGATGCCCTTGTATATCCGCTCCGCTGCCGGAAAGAACGTTGCGTGGATGAAGGCTCAGGCTCTGCGTAAAAAGGCTCAGGTCATCTTCGTAGACTATCTTCAACTTATCCACGAAACAGGCGCAAAGGACAGATATGCCGCCATTACAGCCATATCCATTGCCTTACACGAGTTGGCACAAACCACAGGCATTGTCGTGGTTGCACTGGCACAGCTTAATCGAAACCCATCTAAGCCCGGAGCAACGCCTACTAACTCCGACTTGCGAGAGAGCGGGCAGATTGAACAGGACGCTGATGCAATCATCCTTCTGTCCGGCGACAATCCTGATAAGTACCTGTTCCGGCTAAGCAAAAACAAGGAAGGCGAGATAGGCGACCTTCCCATCACGTTTAACAAGCAAATTCAACGGTTCCAAGAGTATACTTGGATGGATTGAAAGGAGAACGAAAAGATGACGCAGAATCGATACAAAAAACTGTTAATGTCCATTGGCCTGCAACGCAATGAAGCTGATTTTGCCGTAAGACTTTTTATCGGAGCTCATCGGGGCGATGAAAGACGCCATACAAACATCTTCCAGACGTACGATAGGCTTTGGGAGACATTTCAGTGGGTTATGAGAACACCTGTTGACCAGCTTCCAAAAATCACTCTGGTTGAAGAATGAACGCAATACAACGAACCGCCAAGAGCTGTTCTGTCAACTTATGACAGGATGGCTTTTTCTTGTTTCGCTTAAACACCGAGAGAAAGCCTGTTTTAAGGCGTTTTAGGTGCTGGACGATAACTTTATCGACTTCATCACGAAAATGCGCCACAGACGCTCGTAGGCGGCTCTCCGTTGATGCTGATGGTATATCTTGAACTAGGCTATGCAATCAGACCGATACAGGAGCGTGGAGAACGACTTTTCAGGGTCAGACGTGAAAGTTTATCGGGCCAATCAGAAAAACGCGTCAGACAGGCTCTTACACGCCTTTCCCGCGATGATAACAGCCAGATTGGCGAATACAAACGACTATTCATCCAATCGCAGGGCTGATTGAGACAAAAAAATGCTTCGACTATCACTTTCGGAAATGGCTTTCAAATTTTTGTCCCCTTTCCCCCTTGTTTCCTCTTCCCCCTTTTTGTCCCCCTCTTCCCCCTACAACCCCTATTACCCCCTATAATCCCCCTAACATCTTCCGTGCTCCCCCTTTCCCTCCCCGTGTGTTTAGCGCGTCCGCGGGCGTTATATGCGCTAGCGCGCGCGTTGACGGAGCCGGGTGTACCACGATTGTTCAAAAGTGAACAAATAACACTTATGCGAAATTGCAAGCTGGTTACCATCTATCTCCAAAAGCTATACCGTTAGCCAGCAGAGCGGACCGTAGGCTAGAGTTGGCGTGATATTAAGGCTGATGGATTGTCTACGACTATTTCACATGGAGAATTGACTTCATTTTGTAGTCGATTGGATATGTAGAAATGTTGCATTAACTATTCATAGCAGAATACTATGAATTGAATGATATACCATAGTGCAGTACTGGGAATTAAACCGAGCAGGAATAGACAGAATCAGATGGTACGACTATTGTAGCAGAATAATCCCCAGATAGTTACTAGGATATATAAGCGTATATTATAATAAGTACGGTTGATGTGCGAATTTGGTATGGCTAGTCATGAATAAAATTGACAGGTGTCAAGACACATATTGATTTTGGGAAGGTCTGATGGCTTAGCGACTATCGATCTCTCTTCCTCTAAAAGGCGAACGACTATTTCACACAAAAAATACACGACTATTTTACGGTAATTCGCTAGAAAACGCTACGACTATTACTCTACGACTATCGGCGAACGGTTCGTTACTATACGATATATAGGACTTTCAAAAGCTAGTCGTCTGACGACTTTACGACTATTCCACGACTATTTTATTGGAGAAACTACGACTATTGGCTACGACTATTGCTCGCCCTTATTAGCTATCGGGCGAAAGCCCGAAAAGAGATGCGGCGAGAGCCGCCAATGGTTCCGCGCCGCCCGCCGCGCCCCCTGCTACCAGACTGCCCCGCCGGGTGGAGGGTTCCAGGCTGACCCGGTGCGCCCTGACCGCTGACCGGTGTCAGATCGCAAGCCGCCGGGATGACCCCGCCGGGCTGGCATGGTCTGCGGTATGTTGCGCCGTCTGGCATGGATCCATAACAGGCGGTGCGCCCTTATATACCTTATTATAATGGGCGGCTGTGCTGACCTGTATAGCGTCCATGTGTGGCGGTGGTATCTGGTATAGGCTATAGGGCGCCCGGGTGCTGTGATATGTTCCAGCGTGGTGCAGGTGGTATTATATCCGTTTGTGTCGGTCTGGTATTGTGGGCGGTAGAATGTGGCAAATCTCAGGAAAAGCCACTGTAAAGCCTTGTGCGCTATTTTGTTGTGTGGGCGGTATAATTTGCATGGACGGAACAAAGGCCACTGTAAACGCTTGTATGGGACTGTATTGTATCAGGGTAAAATAAAAGCCCTGCACCGTGTCGGATGCAAGGCAAAAGAAAAGCCCCGCCAGCGTGGGCGGGGTAGGAATCATTTATTTTTTTCTTCAAGGTCTGCAAGGGCGGCGCAAAGCTCTTGCGCTTCTTCCTCTGTTAAGTCGTATTCCGTGCGGAGCTGGTCGGCGTCTGTGCTTCTCCATCCTCCACCATAAAGGGCGGCGGCACTGCTAGAAACGTCTTTTAACATGGTTTTCCCTCTTTTCCGGGCTTTTTGCCCTTTTTTACAGTATAGCATATCGCAAGCCCTATTAACAGGACTTGCAAGAAATATTTTGCCCTTTTGGGCTGGGGCGGGGTTGCTTTACGGTGCAGCCCCGCTGAAGTGTCCGATCTGGTCATTTACTGGCCTTAAAAAGCGCCGAAAAGAACAAGAAGAAAAACAGGATACAGGAAAATATCATTTTGAAAAAATCTCCTCCTTGATATTAAATGCCACGCTATAAAGGGCGTAATATTCGCAATGCGACAAAAGCCCGGCGTTATACTTGTCTGTGATGTCACATTCAAGCCGCTGCGCCTGAATGCTATTGCGAGTTTTGGCACAGTCGGCCAACTCTAACAAAATGTTGTCAAAAATAGTCATCATTCTCACCCCCTCCATTATACCACGCTAAACCGCTTGTAGCTTGTGCGGGTGCTGCATTCTGCATATACATCCGGGTGCAGCGTCTTGAGCAGCTTGCTATCTAACCGGACGCTCTGCACGTCCTTATACATCACCTTGCAAGCGCCTGCGACAACCTCCGGCGCTCCTTGCATCATGGCAATGATTTCATCCCGCAGGCTGTCCCGCATCTGCTCCGCCTGCTCTGCCAGCCGCTTATATTCGCGGTACTCGTTGCACTTTTGTTCTAAGTCTGTCATTGTTTTATCCTCCCTTAGCTGTTTAAAATAGCGATCATTACTAACGCGCCGGAGATCATGCCGCCCACATACCAGAGGGCGGCCCACTGGGTAAAGTCTAACGTGATCATAATTTACACCCTCCTTTATTACATGACCTGGAACAGTGCAGAGGTGCGGGCAGTGACGGCGTACAGTTTGCCGGTGGTGTTGCCCTTTACCAAGACGCCGGTAACGCCGTAAATGCCGGTGCTGTATGCAATGGTCTCAAACCCGCATTCTGCAACGCGGATTGCATCAATCTCTGCAAAACGCTTTTTGGTCAAGTCCTCAGCGGCGTTGGTGGTAACATAGCTGCGGATGTCTTTTAATGTGGTTTTCATGGTTTTGGCCTCCTGTTTTGTGGTGGTGTAACACGTTCTTGTGTTGTCTATATAGTAACACGTTCTTGTGTTTATGTCAATGGTTTTGCACACATTCTTGTGTTGAAAATCGTTCATGTTTGAGTGTGTACAAATCTGCACAGTTTCGGACACACTCCACGCACCCCAGCACCCGCCGCCTGTACGATCTGCCCTGCATCTGGCACAGTCTGCCCTGTTGCCTGTGCTGCAAAGTCGTTCCGGGTGCGCTGGGGTGGGCAGGGGTGCACCGGCGGGGTATACAGGGAGCGCCGGGGGTGGGGTGGGTGAACACTTCATCCATTCTTGCCACATAAAAGAAACCCCACATATAGTGTAATAAACATTGTGCTTCCACCAAAAAAGTGGTATAATAGAACCAGAAAATAACGAAACAAGGAGGATTGCATGGACAAATCTGAATGGTCTCTTGAAAAATGGTGCGATGGCTTCTATAAAGAACGAATCGGAAAAGTATATGGAGATTTTGAAGTTATTGACGTTCAGCCCGCAGATGATATGAGGAACGGAGCAAAACAGATATGGACGTTGAAATGCGTTCATTGCGGAGCAATTAGAACAACCCGGAACGGCAAGGATTATGTTGCTGGAAGAAACTCCGGGCATTGCTCTTGCATGAGAGAAGAACGCAAGGCGGTAAGACTTGCAAAAAATGCAGCGGAAAGAAAAGAACGTGAAAAAATCCGAAAAAAACAAAAAGAAGCCGATGCTCAAAAAACATATTTGCGCCTGTATCCATACCATGACGAAAAGTATGTTGGGCAGGTGTTTGGCACTTGGAAAGTGCTTGAAACATTGGGCGGCAATGGCTGGCTTTGCGAATGCACTAGATGCCACAAGAAGTCACAACGCTCTGGAAAGAAAGTGGTTGATGGCATTGCCGAAAAATGCCCTTGCAATTTTAATTATGGAAAATATGATTCCAAAGATTGGATTGGTCGCAGATTTGGGCATCTTGAAATTATAGGTGCATATAACAAGAAAAACCGCACATTCCCTTGTAAGTGCGACTGCGGGAACATCAAAAATGTTCGAGCAGTAGAGCTGTCAGGTGGCACGGCAAAGTCTTGCGGCGTTAATTGCGTTGCAAGAAAGATGGAATCAAAAATATACGGATGCGTAAATCATCGAATCGCTAATATTTGGTATGGTATGCATCAGAGATGCTATAATCCCAAGTCGATTGCTTATAAATATTATGGTGCAAGAGGAATTTCTATTTGCGATGAATGGATTGACGATTACAAGGCATTTCAAGATTGGGCATTATCTCATGGATATAGTGACGAGTTAAGCATTGACAGAATTGACAATGATGGAAACTACTGTCATGAAAACTGCCGATGGGCAACTGTGAAAGAACAAAACGAAAATAAGCGTCCGCCTGTTAGACCGAAGCACAATAAAACGAGAAAGAATGTTTTTACTCTTAATGGAGAAACAAAAAGCCTTGTTGAATGGTGCGAAGAAAAAGGAGTTTTGGTTCAAACTGTAACATACAGAATGAAAAAGAAAGGAATGGATTTCGAAACGGCCTTAACAGCAGAAAAAGAAACAACCGGAAGACCTTTCAAAAAATGTTCTTAAAAAATTTTCCCCGCAAAAACAAAAAAGACCCCTACAAAGGGTCTGCGTTCTGTGCTATACTTGCCTTACAAGCCTTGAAAGGGAGGAATCTACAATGGCTAAAAATAAAATGACAACGTGCAAGCACTGTGGTGCAGAGATTTCCGCAAGTGCAAAGGTCTGCCCTCAGTGTGGCGGTAAGAATAAGCCGCCCATCTACAAGCGTTGGTGGTTCATCGTTATTATCGTACTGATTGTTCTGTCTGCCATTGGCGGCTCTGGCAGCGGCTCTGACAGCTCTGCAAGCAGCAGTAAAGCAACGTCTAAGGCAAGCACATCCACCGCTTCTTCCGTTGCATCTGTTGTGCCTGAGATCAGCGAGGACGATTACAAGGCAGAGTGCCAGACTGTGGACTACAAGGAGCTGTGCCGTTATCCCGAAAAGTATGAAGGAACTAAGATTGTTGTCAAGGTAAAGGTCTCGCAGATTATTGACGCAAACTTCTCCGGCAGCGAAAAAGCATGGAGAACCTACACGGACAACAGCGGATACGGCTTCTATGCCGATGACGAGTATTATATGCTGGATAAGCGTGGTGGCGATGCTGTGAAGATTCTGGAAGATGACATTATCAACGTCTACGGTGAGTTCACCGGGCTTGAGAAAATCACCAGAGCATTGACCAGCACTACCGATGAACTGCCCCGTATTGAAGTCAAGTACGCAGACCTTGTAGAGGAATAAACGCATAACACAAAAAGCCAGCGGCTAGATGTTCTCTAACCACTGGCTTTTCTTATGGGCTATTTACGATTTAAGTGTTGGAAACATGATAGGAGCGCTGACTTCTTCCTTTTCCCTGAGAATGTCGAGCAAACAATCATTGTATCCCATTGAATAGCTGTCCTCACAAAAATGTTGTACGGACGTTGCTAGCGCTACACTTACAACTTCTCTTGACCTTTTATCCTCTGGCATGATGATTTCTAATGCCTGATTAAGGATTTCATGGCTTTTTTCTAAAACGGCTTTGTGCTCTTCATTCTCAGCTTGTAGCCGAAACATTTCTTCCAAGTAGTCCATCAGCACGTCTCCATTCTAATCTGTTCGCCAACAGGCAGATAGCCCGCTTCTTTGAGCTTGCTATAAATGAACTTCTGACCGGCTCTTGTCCATCGAGTGACCTCTTTCGTCTTGCCGTTCGGCAGCTCGATCGGATGCCCGACAACGTATCCGTTGCCAAGATACTTCTTGTATGGAATCCACTGCTTGTTCACAACGTGCTGGATGCCCATTTCTTCAAGAATCTTGTTCAGCTTCCGAGCGGTCAGACCGTAGTTCATAGCAATCTGTGTGGTAGTCAGGCTTTCATCGGAGAGCAGCATCGCCTTTGCGTAGTCAGAATCCGGCTTCATCTTGGCGTTTTCCGCTTCCAAAGCCTTTACTTTCTTGCGCTCCGTGTCGATAACGCTGTTGGCTGCAATCAGAGCGCGGCTCAACAGCATCTCTGTCGATTCTGGCTCCGGGTTGGTAAGCTTCTGCTCCATCTGATTGAAAGCGTCAATGTACTTTAGCTTCCACTCAAGAGCAGCCTTTCCATTGAAGCCCATCGCCAGCAGTGTAAAGCCGTCACGGTTCATCAGATACATAGGGTAAGACTTGCCAGTACCGGCAGTGTAAGTGGTTTTGAAGAACATCTGGGTCACGGCTGAATTTTCAGCGCTGATGTTTTCGATGCTCTGAATAACGTTGCGGTGCTCTTTCCCGAAGTTCTCTGCCACTTCACGGCTGGACACGACAACCTGTCCGTTTTCACTGATAAGATTGATAGCGTATTTAACCTTTTGTTCCATAAAAACTCCTATGGTTCTTGCGGAACAAGCCAATTCCTGCTATAATAAAGCTGGAACAGCTTGTTCCAGTGGTTTTGATGATACGTTCGCTGTGGTCGGCAAACTTTAGCGAGCGTATCATTTTTCGTTTTCATCGGGCATGGGGTACTTCTCAAGGTAGGCATCGCGGACGGCCTGTGACAGCGATACGCGGCACTTCTTGCAGTGCTCCACCAGCAACTCATACTGACGATCAGTGAAGCCAACGGCTACCTGATGGCGGTATGCTTCGATGTAGGGACTTCTTGCCATGTTCTCATCTCCTTTCTTTGAGGTGCATTAAGTTTAATCGCAAAATGTAGTAAAGTCAAGCGGAAATAGACCCACGAAACACTACATTTAGTGTTCGTTCATCTTGACAAACCGCTTTCTACGTTTTGCACAAAACTTAGCCTTTGCTTTTGTTTGCTCCCGCTTCGTACCCTGCCCGGTAGTTCAGTTCGGACAGCTTGCCCAGCGCTTCTGCGTACTCCCTGTCCTCGCTGGTCGGCTCTTTGCCGTGCGCGAGGGTTTTCAGAAATTCTTCGGTTGTCGTGGGAAAGTTCATGTTTTTTGCTCCTTTCTATTGCAGAAGTTGTCTGCTTCTGCTATAATAATTGACAGAAACCGAGACTGCGCCCTTGGTTGCGCAGCTTCTGTTTTGTGGTGGAATAGGTCGTCAGTACTACTTTGGTCGGTGGGGCTGACGGCCTATTTTTTATGCTACAAAGGATAAATCTTCCGTTGCTGGCTGATTCATCGTGTGTTCTGCTGTCTTAGATTATAGACGCTTGGTATATAGTTGTCAACAGCCCAATTTGTATAATTTGCATCAGATATTTCCGATTTTTACTCATTCTAACGTAAATTTACGTTATTTGATAATGATTTTGTAAACGGATTAGTTTACTTCAATGGTAGCGCTCGAAAGTATATTTTTCGATAATTCGTAAGGCTACTATTCAAGTATACAGTTTGTAAAGCAACGAAAAAGTTTACAGCCGTTTGACCACCATGTTGATAGTAAAAATTCGCAAAAAAACACAAGAAGATGTTGACATAAACATAAGAATGTGTTATCATTGGGCTGAAAGAGAGGCTCAAAGAAAATGGCAGAAAAGAAAAAGGGTGGCGCAACCAAAAATAAAGTCAATTCAGGGGACATTCTTCGCTCCGTTATGAAAATCAGAGGATATACTTCTGCATCTCTTGCGAGGCAAATGAAATATGAAGTTTCTTCTTATGTAACAAACCGTGTTAATGCGGATGATTTGAAGCTGTCCACAATGGCAATGCTCTTGGAAGAAATGAAATACCAAATCGTGATTCAACCTATTGGTGCTGATGTTGCATCGGATGAATTTGTTCTTAAGGTTCTTGAAAGAGACGGTGAACCAGAATGATTTACGGTTACGCTCGTGTCAGTTCCGCTGGTCAGGCGATTGATGGCAACAGCCTTGAAGCCCAGTCGGAACTTCTGAAAGCAAACGGCGCACAGAAAATCTTTTCGGATGTTTACACCGGCACGAAGCTACATCGACCTGAATTGGATAAGCTGATGGCTGAAATCCAGCCGGGAGACACGCTGATCGTGGCGAAGCTTGACCGTATTGCTCGTTCTGCTAAGAATGGCCTTGAACTGATAGACCGGTTTATTGATAAGGGCGTTTCGGTGAACATCCTGAACATGGGGGTTATGAATAACTCCCCCACCGGCAAGGTCATTCGAACTGTTATGCTTGCCTTTGCAGAGTTTGAGCGTGACATGATTGTTGAACGCACCAGAGAGGGCAAGAAGATTGCCAGTCAGCGCCCCGATTACAGGGAAGGCCGCAAGCCCACCGAGTATGACCGCAACCTCTTTGACGTTCTTCACGAACAGGTGGAGAAGCGCATTCTCACGGTCACGGACGCTGCCAAGCAGCTTGGCGTGACCCGCCAGACATGGTATCGGATTGCTGAACAGAGAAAGGCTGGATAATATGCAGGGAGAAGAACTGATTGTTAAGAATGGTAGCATCACGTTACGGTCTGTGCTTGACTTTGGGGGATTCCTTGAAATCAAGAGGTTTTTGGAAGCATGTCATTCGGAAAACTGTACCGTGACTTTTGCAAACGAGGAGATTGTCATTTTCCCGAATGAATACGATGCTGCTAAAGATGCTCTCGTCTTTATTTACGGTACACTGGCAGAAAGACACAGTATTATCGAAAAGTATCTCCGCTATAAGCTGATGCTAGGAGATGAACAACCAAAACCTACTTTATATAGTCAGAGAAAGGAATAAAGCGTGAAACCCGTAAAATTGTCAGAACAGAGTTTGAAGCTCATTGAAACGCTGTGCGATTACACCGACAAGCCTGATATTCTCAACGCTGTCGCAGACGCCTTGTACTACGATGCAGATGAATTGAAGCGCAGGCTCAACCAGCTTGCAGAAGAAGTCAAATAAACCGCACATTCTATCCGTTAAAACGAATTTTAGCAAACAATCTTCCGAAACAGCATTATAAAAACCGAATATTTGATTTTTGTGCAGTTGTAGGCACTCTTTACATTTTTAGGTAGGGGGTGCCTATTTTTTATGCAGCCAAAGCAGTGTATCGCCATCATTGACAGCATCAAAGCGTATGCAAAGCAGAATCCGACCGAAGCACAGGTCTACGAGGACTGGTTTCAGGCGGTGGTGAACCTGAGAGACGCTCTGCCGCAAGACAAGCGGTTCGATGCCTACAAATACTCTAGTGAGCTACGTTCCGTCTGTGCAGCCATGATGGGCAAGATGAAAACAGGCGAGGATGTGGCGAAGGTCTATGACATTATCAGCCGGACGTACCTGTTTGAAGCAAAAGATGTGTTCGACAGCTATTGCATCTACCTTGAATGGAATCGTGCGCCGGAGAAAAAGTTCTATCAGCCACGAAGAAAGGTACTTTTGACGCTGGTTCGTGATCTAGAGGACTTGTTTTTCCATCGTGTAGAATTTCTGGGAGTAAGTCAACCTCCGAGAACTGGAAAAAGTACGCTCTGTATATTTTTCATCACATGGCTGATGGGCAACCGCCCTGACGTTGCATCGGTCATGAGCGGGCATTCTGACAAACTGACCAACGGCTTCTACGGCGAAGTACTGTCCATCATCACCGACCCTGTGACCTACAACTGGGGCAAAATCTTCCCTGACGTTCAGCTTGTGGACAAAAGCGCAAAGGACGAAAGCGTTGACTTGAACCGAAAGAAGCGCTTCCCCACCCTGACTTGCCGCTCAATCGGCGGCACGCTGACTGGTGCTGTTGAAATTGGCGAGGGCGGCGTTCTGTACAGCGATGACTTGATCGAGGACTTAGAGGAAAGCCTGAACGTTGAGCGCCTGAACAACAAGTACGACGCCTACCTGAACCAGCTGAAAGACCGTAAAAAGCAAGGCGCATTAGAACTGATGGTCGGCACACGCTGGAACGTGCTTGACCCTCTGGGACGCATCCAGAATCAGTATGCAGACAATCCGAAGTACAGATTCCGGGTGATTCCTGCGGTTGACGAGAACGGACACAGCAACTTCAATTATGACTACGGCGTTGGCTTTGACGATGCCTACTATGCCGATATGAAAGCCAGCATTGATGACGCAACATGGTGGGCAAAGTACATGGGCAAGCCCTATGTGCGTGAAGGTCTGCTGTTCCCTGCCGATGAACTGCGGTATTTCAACGGTGTTCTGCCTGATGGTGAGCCAGACCGTAAGCTCATGGTCATGGATATTGCATGGGGTGGCGGTGACTTCACGGCTTGCCCTATCGCCTATGTATACGGAGACGCCGTGTTAATACCAGACCTTGTGTTCAATAACGGCGATAAGACCGTGACTAGGCCGGAAGTCGTGGGCAAAATCATCCAGCACAAAATCAACGTGGTGCGCGGCGAAGCCAACAACGGCGGTGATGAATACTGTGACGTGGTGGACAGCCAGCTTCGGCAGCAGGGCTATCACTGCTCTGTCCGCAGCCAACGTGCGCCAAGTGGTCAAAGCAAGCTGTCCAGAATCATTCAGTATGCGCCGGACATCAAAAGATTCTATTTCCTTGACGAAAAACACCAGTCGAAAGAGTACAAGGCGTTCATGGAACAGGTGACGATGTTCACGCAGCTTGGCAAAGTTCCGCACGATGATGCGCCGGACAGTCTGGCACAGCTTGCCGATGAATTGTATAACGGAATCAGTAAAATTGAGCCTGTCAAGAGGCCGTTTTGATTAAAAACACAATATATTGTGTTCGCTGGGTCTATTTATTTGATTTCACCACTTGACAAGGCTTATAATGTACGCAGGAAGTTTTGCAGCTTCCCTTAAGGAATAGCTTGCACGCGGGGTTTTGTCATTTTACTCGCGTGCGTGTCAACAAGCATATTCCTCCTTTCACCGGTGGAGGTTTTCTCACTCTTTCACCTTCACCGGGCTTTATATGTTGCGTTTCCAATTGTAAGGGGAATGCCAGCCTGTCTCCCCCACGGCTGGCAAGCAACGGTTCGATTCCGTTACGCAGCACAACCAACTACCTAGCTTTGCATGGCTTTATTCTCCAAAACCTCCACCGCTATTCCCGGCTCTCAATGTGATGTTTAGGCATGGCATTGCAAAGAGCAGCGGTTAACCAATCAAGCCGGGTTTTTATGTTGCATTAGCTCAGTCAGGCTAGAGCACCCGGCTCATAACCGGACATACATTGGTTCAAATCCATTATGCAGCACCAAAATTGCAGCTTACCCGTTTTACGTCTGTCCGACAACTGAATGTAAAGGCTGCAATGGTTTTCTTCGGGCGAAGAATAGCACGGCTGGAAGTGCGAATAGTTTCCCGGTAGCTTCTGACAGGTCTGTGCTCAACAGCCTGTTTCCAGAAATCCAACGAAAGGAGCACAGATGGTAGCGAAAGTCAGATGCAAGCGTCCTCGAAAAGACGCAAACGGCAATCCGTGTGATTGCGGACGTTATCTTGGTGAAGTGGAAGGTAAGTTCTCCCTTCTGTGCCCTCTTTGCCATTGGATTACAGTCGGAGATTCTAACCTTCCGAGGGAGACGTGGGTTTCCGTACCAAAGTTTAAGAACTGAATAGCTTTTGAAGCGCAGTTGTAAGCGCAGTGAGATAAACCTTAACAGGTTTGTCTTGCTGCGCTTTTTATTTTGCCAGAAAGGAGGAACGCATGGCTGAGTATCAAATGGTTGTTGGCGGCTTTTTGAATGAGCCGTTGACCGGACGTAGACCGATTGAAACTCCGGAGACGGAAATCAATCGGGCAAACGTGCTGAAAGTGGTCATGGGCAAGGCAGAGCCTATTCATCTGCTGAATAAGAACGAAATTCGCTTTCTGCACAACTACTACTTGGGTAGTCAGCCTGTCCTCAATCGCACGAAGGAGTACCACGCTGAAATCACTAATCGCATTGTAGAGAACCATGCCAACGAGTGCGTGGGGTTCTACACAGGTTACATGAGCGGCACTCCTTGCTCTTATGTGCGGTCTGAAACGGCAACTGGTGACGGTGAGGAAATCGCCCGCCTGTCCAACGCCTTGCAGTATGAGGGCAAGGATGCGCTTGATCGGCGTCTCTGGCAGTGGATGTTGGAGTGCGGACAGGGATACCGCATTGTTCTTCCTGACAAGGGATACAACGGCAACTACCCGGATGAAACGCCCCTGCTGGTGGATGTTCCAGACCCTGATATGGCGTATGTGATTTACAACTCCGGCATCGGGCACAAGCCCATCGCCAACGTGCTGCACATCCCGCGAAATTATCAGAATGACCTGAACGACCTGATTTGTGTGTATACGCCAAACCAGTACTTTGAAATCGACAACGGCAAGGTCACAAAGTCGGAGAGCCATTCTCTCGGAATGCTGCCGATGGTCGAATACAAGCTGAACCCGGAACGGATGGGTCTGTTTGAACCGGCTATTCCTGTGCTGGATGCCATCAACGACCTTGAAAGCAACCGTCTAGACGGCGTGGCACAGTTCATCCAGTCCATCATGGTGTTTACCAACTGCCTTGTTGACGAGGATGCGTTGAACAAGGTGAAAGAATTGGGCGCAATGTGCCTGAAATCCACCGCTGGTCTGCCCGCTTCTGTATCGCAGATTGCAAACGAGCTTGACCAGCAGCAGAGCCAGACCCTTCTTGATTCTATGTTGAACGTGTACCGCAGCCTGACCGCCATGCCTAGTGCCACTGGCAGTGAGAACGCAACGTCCGACAACGTGGGCGCAGTTATCGTCCGCAACGGCTGGAATCACACCGAAGCAAGGGCGCAGCAGTACGAGAATATGTTCAAATACGCTGAACGCCAAAGCCTGTCCGTGATGCTCAAAATCTTGCGTGACACGGCTGGTTCTAAGCTGATGGCGAGCGATATCAACATTAAACTGCCTCGCCGTCAGTACGACAACCAGCAGAGCAAGGTTCAGATTTTCGCACAGATGTTGCAGCAAACTATTGACCCGCAGCTGGCGTTCACTACGCCCGGTCTGTTCCCCGACCCGCAGGCTGCTTATGAAATGAGCAAGCCGTTCCTGATTGCCGCTGGCAAGTTGGGCGAGGACGGGAAAGCACCAAAGCCGCAGGAACAGCCTACGCAGGATGTTACCGACACAAATGCCGAGAAAATGGTTGATAAATAACCAAACAATGCGGATGGAGAAAAAGATAATGCGTGATTTTTGGAAACAGCTTGTTTGCAAACATGACTATACGCTTTTTCGCTGGCATTGGACGCACGGTATCAATGGAAACGAGCCGCGCGAAATGGAGTGTGAGTACATTTGCACGAAATGCGGGAAATTCAAATGGACGCACCCTGACCGGAATTCTGCACGGGAGAAGTCCATTCTGGACAGTGGCATTGAACCGTACAAAAGAATTTACCCAAAAAAATAAAGAATCATCCCGAATTTTCGGGCTGATATATTCCGGCAGGGAAGCCGGGATACAAATTTCGCAGCGTTGCAGGGAAGCAACGGTAAAAAAACGCAGGAGGAAATTAACGATATGAAACTCAATGTGTTGCTTGGTGACGCCTACAAAGAGGGTATGACCGCCGATGAAATCATTTCTGCGCTTGAAAAGGTTGCAGACCCTAACGCAGAGGTTGAGAAGCTGCGCAACGCCGTGACGAAAGCCAACGGCGAAGCTGCCGAGTACAAGAAGCAGCTCAAGGCAAAGCGTACTGATGACGAGAATGCCGCACAGGAACAGGCTGACAAGCTGGCAGAGATGCAGAAGCAGATTGAAGCCCTGACTGCCGACAAGGAAAACCTCGTCAAGGAAAAGACCCTTGCATCTTACCGTGAGAAGTTCGTTGCACAGGGTTATGACGCTGAACTCGCCAACAAGGCTGCATCTGCACTGGCTGACGGTGACATGGACAAAGTGTTTAAGTTCCAGTCGGAGTTTATGACCGCCCATGACACCGCATACAAGGCTTCTCTGCTGAAGGATATGCCCACACCTCCGGGTGCGGATGGCAAGGGCGGCTCTGACAGTGAGGGTGTGGCGTTTGCTAAGAGCCTTGCAGCAAGAAAGAATGCCGAAAATAAGACATCGAGTGACGCATTGAACGCTTTCCATTAAGGAGGAAAACATGAAGTATACCACTACTCCGGTATCGGCTCCTGAAAGCACTATTCTGGCTGCTGATACCTACGTTGCCATTCCCTTTACTGTGACCGAAACCGATGTCGTAAAGGCTGGCTATCCAATGGCAAAGACTGGCAAGAAGGCTTCTGCCACTACCGGGGTTTCCGATGCAGCAGTTACCGACGCCATTGGCATTCTGCTGCACACTGTTGACCCGTCCGTCAACCCAAACGGCGCACTGCTGATTCAGGGCGTTGTTGACCAGAAAAAGGCGAAGGCAAGTTCTGGCTTTTCCTTTACTGCTGATGACGTTGCCGCTCTGCACAAGGCTGTTCCCGCAGTCTTTTTCCGTGACAACATCGGCACCAATCTTTAACGGAGGTAAAACGTATGGATTTTCAGAAATATTTCACTTCCGATGCACTTGCTGAGTATTGGACGAACGATGTTACCAACGCTCAGGCGTTCGGCTCTGATGCTCTGTTCCCTCCGCGCAAGAAAGCCGGTCTGGAGCTGAAGTGGATTCGCGGTCACAAGGGCGTTGGCATCTCCCTGATGCCGAGTGCATTTGACACGAAGGCGACTTTCCGTGAGCGCAAGGGCTTCAAGATGTCTGAGACTGAGATGCCGTTCTTCCGTGAGGGCTTTCACATTGACGAAAAAGACCGTCAGATGCTGATGGAGATTCAGAACAGCAAAAGCACTTTTGCGGATGAAATCATCAGCCGAATTTTCGATGATGCCGCAGAGCTGATTACTGGTGCTCGAATCGTTCCTGAACGTATGGCGTGGCAGTTGCTTTGCCCGGAAAATGGCAAACCCGGTATCACTATCAAGGCAAACGGCGTGAACTACATCTACGATTACGACCCGGATGGGACTTGGCAGGCAAAGAATTATAAGGCTCTTACCGGCAAGGCAAAGTGGGACGTTACCACCTCTACTCCCCTTACCGATTTCGCTACCGCAAAGGATGCAATCGCTGCAAATGTTGGCGAAACTATCACTCGCGCTTACATGAACACCAACACTCTGAACAAGATGATTGCTTCTGACGAGGTGAAAAACCGTTTCATGACGGTTACGGCAAAGTCTATTGCTGTTCTTACCCAGAGCGAAGCGCGTGCTCTGATTGAGCAGACTACCGACATCAAGATTTATCTGTTCGACAAAATGTATCAGCCTGAAGGCGGTGGCGATTCCGTCAAATACATCCCGGATGGCTATGTTGTTCTGGTTCCTGATGGTAAGGTCGGTGAGATGTGGTATGGCACTACTCCCGAAGAGGCAGACCTCCGTGCAGGCATGACGAACGCTTCTGTTTCTATCGTAAACAACGGTGTCGCAGTCACCACTATCAAGGAGCCTCACCCTGTCAACACAAACATCATCGCATCCGAAATTGTCTTGCCGTCCTTCCAGAAGATGGACGCTGTGTACTGCATCAAGGCTTACTAAGGCGAAAGGAGGAAAGCAGCATGGGAGACCAGTATTCCGAAGCGGCAGTCAAGCTGGGGCAATACATTGCCCCAGCACTTGACCGTGAAATCACGGACGAGGACTACCCACTCTTCGACCTGCTGCTTGATTTCGCCAAAGACAAGATATTTGCACAGGGCTACCCTTTCGGCAACAGACCAAACGAGTTGCCCTTGCAGTATCAGTCGTTGCAGATACGCATTGCAGCGGAACTGTACAACCACATCGGCGCAAACGGACAGACGAGCTATACCAACAACGGCATCACTCGTGTGTGGGAAAGCTCCGATGTGGCGCAGTCCCTGTTGAATGAAGTGGTTCCGAGAGTAGGTGTTATTGCCTGATGTTCAATGGAAGCCCGCTGGATAAACGCCCGCTGTGGTATTCAAACCCAGTCGGCGAGAAAAAGCCTGTTGTGGACGAATGGGGAAACGAGACTGGCGAATCCGCATACGAATCGTGGAGCGAGCCCGCAAAGCTGATGCTGAACGTCAGCCCTCCTACTGGTTCTGCGGAAGCAAACCCTTTTGGAGCGTTCACGGATTACAGCTACGTTGTCAGTTCGTCCAGCAAAAAGCGCAATACCCCACTTTACGAAGGCACACACGTCTGGTTTCAGACGGACGTTTCAAAGCCCTTCAATTACACTGTGGTCAAAGTCGCAGAGCATATCACGGACACGCTGTATGCGCTGAAAGAGGTAGCTGCAAGTGAAAATTAAAGTGAGGTTGAGCGATGCCGGACTTCGTGATGCGGAACGTCAGATACAGGAGTACAAGACCACCCTGAACAAAAAGGCTAGAGCGTTTGCTTTTCGTCTTTCTTGGTTGGGACTTGAAGTCGCAAAGGTGCGTTTCGCTAATGCAAAATACGCTGGCTCCAATGACGTGAAATGCCATATCAACCAAAAAGACAAGACTTGTACCATCGTTGCAGAGGGCAAGTCGGTTGCTTTTATCGAGTTTGGCACTGGCGCACACCACAACGGATATGGCGGCGATCTGCCGCCCGGTGTTGGTGCGCATGGCTCCTACGGCAAAGGGCAAGGTGCAAACCGCAGATGGTACTACTACGGCGAATCCGGCAATGCTGGCACACCTGTCAAACAGGTGGATGGCAAAGGTCAGTTGAATTACACCGATGGCAACGAACCAGCTATGGCCATGTGGGGAGCTGTTGAGGAAATGGCTTCTCAAGTCGAAGCAACGTGGAGGGAGGTTTGGAATAGTTGATTGATTATTTCAATTCTATTTTCACGGCCGTTGCTAAGGAATTGCGAAAGCAAATCCCCGGCATCTTCGTCACTGGTGAAATCAATGACAGCAACGTCAAGAAGTTTCCGTGTGTGCAGATAGAGGAAAACAGCAACCTTCCTGTGCACATTGATTCTGCTGGTCACAGCAAGTACGCTGCCGTATCCCTGCGTGTGCGCGTCTACTCCAACAAGAACACCGGGCGCATTGCAGAAGCACGCTCCATTGTTGGAATCGTGGATTCTGTATTGGAACCGCTTAAATTTTATCGCAAGTCGTTTGCCCCGTTGAATGGGCTGTACAACAATTCCGTCTATCGGATTGATTGCAGCTACGGGGCAACAATCGGAGAGGACGGAATGATTTACCGAAACTAAGGAGGTAAACATTCTATGAGTACTGCTATCTCCGGTCTGAATACCACCCTTTATTGTGGCGACAGCGCAACCGCTCTGACGAAACTGTGCGACATTAAGGATGTGCCCGACCTGATCTCTGAGCCGAACCTTCTGGATGCCACTACCCTGTCCGACCCCATGCAGGTCAACATTTTTGGCATCATCCAGAGCGACACCAAGTCCTTCACTGCCAACTACAACAAGGCTGACTATACGAAGGTCAAGGCGGCTGGCTATGATGAGACTTCCGATAGCAACGCCGTGAAGTACTACGCCCTGAAGATGCAGGACGGATCCGGCTTCACTTGGCAGGGTATGCATCAGGTTGGTCTGTCCGGCTTTGGCGTGGACGAGGTTGTGGAAATGACCATAAACTGCATCTTCACCAAGAAGCCTGAGTTCAGCGAGACCCTGACTGTTACTGGCGGCTAAACCGCAAAAATCGAATCAATCAAACCGGGCAGAACTGAACAACGGATTTGGTTCTGCCCCTATTTATAAAGGAGAGCATTTATTATGGCTGCTAAGGTTATCAACTTTCATTCCCCCGATGGCAAGAACACTTACGAGCTGACTTTCACCCGCGAGAGCGCCGAAGCCACTGAACGCAACGGCTTCCAGATTTACGAGTTCTATAACGGCATCAACCCCATCAAGAACACTTCCGCTCTGTTCTACGGCGCGTTCATTGCCCGCAACAAGGGCATCAAGCGAAAGACAGTCGATGATATGCTTGCGCACATCGAGGACAAGGAAGGCCTGATGGCTGCCCTGATGGAAATGTACGCAGATTCTATCAAGGCTCTGGTCGCCACCGATGAAGAGGACAAGACCGCAAAAAACGCAACGTGGGAGATTGTGTAACCTCACAGTCTCAAGAACCGGACAGCAATACAGAGCCATTCTCTGTGTCTAAGCTGTTCCACGATGTAGAAGCCTATTACATCTCCATTGGCATGACCTATGACCAGTTCTGGCGTGATGATGTCTGGCTGGCAAAGGTCTACCGGGACGCGGAAGAACTACGCGCCCGCAGAGCCAATGTTGAAGCGTGGAGAAATGGTTTCTACACGGCATCTGCGCTTTCCTCTACGGTTGGCAATATGTTCCGCAAGAAAGGGTCTAGCCCAATCAAGTACATGGATAGGCCGATTCCTCTCACCCAGAAAGAGCAGGACGAATACGAATACCAACGCGCACTGGAAGCGCAAGAACGCATCAAGAGGGCAATGTTCTCTATGATGAATCAGAAGGACGGTGGTAGCAATGGCTGATGTTGATATTACAAGCTTATCCGTAGAAATCTCTGCGGAATCGCAGGGTGCAGAGCTTAACATTGACAAGCTTGCTACCGCCATTTCTAAATTGCGAACAAAGGGCAGCGTTGGCAAGGTTTGTACAAGCCTTGATAAACTGTCTAGTTCCATTTCCGCGCTGAAACAAGCGTCTGCCGGCATTTCCGGTCTGGATAAGGTCACAAACTTCCTGAATGGCATCTCTTCTGTCAACACGACCGCTGGCGTGAAAGGCGTTAACTCTGTCGTAAATGCCATCAAGAAGATTCCAAACGCGGTATCTGCTCTGAACGGCGTGGACTTCTACTCCATGTCTGGCAGCATCACGCAGTTGACGAATGCTCTTGCGCCCCTGTCCATTTTGGATATTTCCGGCTTGAAATCGCTTGGCAGCGCGTTCAAAGCGATTGGCACTGTGCCAGACCTTACCGACAAGCTGAAAGCGGCAGACCTTGATTCTTTTGCAAGCTCTTGCCAGAAGATATTCGCTGCTCTTACTCCCCTTGCATCTCAGCTTGACAAGGTGGGCAACGCCTTTGCAAAGCTGCCGCCACAGTTGAGCAAGGTTGTGACACAGGCAAACCGCGTGACCGCTGCCAACGAACGGCAGAAAAAAAGCTACATGAGCCTTTCCAATCAGCTGAATGGTTTCATGCGGTCTGCCGCAAAGCTGGTCTCGTTAAAGGCTATTGCAACCTATCTTGGTAACGCAGCGGAGAAGTTCAATAGCTACTATGAAGCCGCAAACCTGTTTGGCGTGTCCATGAAGGGGATGACCGGCGAAGCAAGCACGTTCATCAACAAGATGGAGACCCTGCTTGGCATCGACCCCACCGAAGCCATGAACAACATGGCAACGATTCAGGGTCTGACTACCTCATTTGGCATAGCAAGCGACAAGGCGTATGTGCTGTCCAAGAACCTGACGCAGCTTGGCTACGACCTCGCTTCTTTGAAAAATATCCCTGTTGCAGAATCCTTTACGAAGATTCAGGCGGCTATCTCCGGCGAACTTGAACCGATTCGCCGTCTGGGTGTCGATATTTCCAACGCACGGTTGCAACAGGAACTGCTTAATCTTGGCTATTCGCAGAGCGTTTCTACCCTGTCTCAGGCTGATAAGGCTGTTCTGCGGTACATTGCCATCATGAAGCAGACCACCGATGCACAGGGAGACTTCGCCCGCACTTTGTCTAGCCCTGCGAACATGATTCGTATCTTGCAGGCGCAGCTGAACAGTCTGGCTCGCGCCGTTGGTTCTTTGCTCTACCCCGCCCTGAAATCCATCCTTCCCCCGCTGATCGCAGCCGTTGAACTTATCCGAGAGTTCGTTCAGTGGGTTGCAAAACTCATGGGCGTCAAGGTGGAGTTCCCGGACTTTAGCAGTGCAAGCGATGCTGTTGGTGGCGTCACGGATGCGATGGATAACACTACCAAAGCGACCGGCAAAGCTGCAAAGGCGTTCAAGAACTACATCATGGGCTTTGATGAACTGAACGTCATTCAGAAGGACAATGGCTCTTCCGGTGGTTCCGGCTCTGGTGCTGGTGCTGTTGGCAACATCTTGGGCGATGTAGACTTGTCCGGCTACGATATGTTCAAGAACTACGTTGGTTCTTCTGTTGATGAAATCAAGGCAAAACTTGAAAAGTTGCTTCCGCTTATCTCTGGAATTGCAGCCGGGTTTGCAACATGGGCAATTAGCAACTCAGTTCTTACCGCTCTTGAGAAAATCAAAGGCGAAGGTTCTTTGATCGAAGCAGTCTTAAAGCTTTGGAAAAACCCGATAATGGCAGCTGCGGTTGCCGTTGGCATTATCGTTGCAAGGTTTGTAAGCCTTTATCAGAATAGTGAGAAATTCCGAAAAGGTCTTGAGCGTGTAAGGGCACTTGTCTACCTCGCAGCGGAAGGATTCAAACAGGGTTGGAACATATCACTTACCGATGGAAAACTCGGAGAATCCATTGAATACCTGAAAGAATCTCTTTCCAATCTTGGACAATCTATCCTGAATTTGCTCCCTGAAAGCTGGCAGGAAGGAATCACTTCCGCATTTGATTCCATTTCAAAAGTTGTGAAAAAACTCGACCTTGACGTTTGGGATTTAGTTACAACGCTTGCTGGAATCGGACTTATCGTATCCGGCCATCCTGTTGCGGGTCTTGCTGTTATAGGCTTTGAAGCTATTTCCGTAGCCGTTCGCGGGCTTGGAAGTGAAAATCAGAAAACTGCCTTTGGAATGGAAACCGACTGGTTCAATTCCTTCAAGTCTATTGGCGAAAGCGTTGCAAACTTTGCAGCTGCTACCGTTACCGCAATTGGAAATATTATCAACGATATTGCAATCTTTGTTGGTTGGATTAAAAACGGAGTTTCCGAAACAGACCGCTTGGATTTGCAGATGAATGGCAACTTCATTGAAAATTTTGTGATGGGCATTGCCCAAACAATCCACAATATAGGCGTTTTTGTTGGTTGGATTACAAGTGGCGTTGATGAAGCTGACCGGTTGGCAATTGCAGCGAACGGAAATTTTGCGGAAAAGTTCATCCTTCTGATTGCTGACGTTATCAACGGAATTAAAGAAGCCGTGAAGTGGTTCGGAAAACTGATTGAAAAAATCTCGAAGTTCAATCCTGTTAGCGTTGGCAAAAACATCATAGATGGCATCACAAAAGGCATCGTTGGCAAAAAGAGCGTTGCGGATGATGCTGTCAAGGTTGTAACGGACGGAATCCAAGAAGAAGCACAGACTGAACTTGGCATCCACTCCCCTTCCAAAGTTTTCAAGGGCTACGGTGGTTACATCGTAGAAGGTCTTGCCAATGGTATCTCCGCTGCCAAAGACCTTGCGGTGAACGCTATCCAGTCCGTGTCTGACGCGGTAAAGACCATCGGCTCTCAGCTGGCAGATGAAAACTACGGTCTGCGCAATGGTTCTATCAGCCTTTCCATTGACGCAAGCGGCAAGTCCATGATGGAAACCGCAAACGCGCTGAAACGTTCTGTGCGCACCACCAATGATAGCTTTGGCGGCTGGTTCAAGAAGATGAAAACCGACTTGAGCGATTTCACAGAGGGCATCAACGCTGTTACTAAGGCGGGCAAGGACATCTCCAACGGCTTCAAATCTTCTATTGACGCGCTTACCGCTGCATCGAAGTCCATCCTGAACACGCATGATGGTTTTGTGAGCGCTGTCTCTGATATCCGGTCTTTTGTAAAAAAGAGCGTTGCGGAGATTGAAAACGAGTACCAGTACAACGGCTTCTTTGGCGCTGCCGGTCTTGCCATCCAAAAAGCGTTTGAGGGCGTGTACCTTGTTTTTGACAAGGTTTCCACTGCTATCAAGAACGTGTCCGACACCATTGATAGCGTGAAGAATGTTATTACCACCTTTAATTCCCTGAAAACCAAAGTTGGTGAGGTCATCGACCAAGTTCCCGCCTTGAAGCAGGCGTATGGTGGGTTGAAATCTTTCTTCAGTGACTTGTTCAGCAAAGACGGTGGCATTGGGAAATTTTTCTCTGACAGTTGGGATTCTATTCTGAAAAGCACAAAGCGGTTCTTGAACCAGCTTGGAATTGACTTTTCCGATGCATGGGAATCTCTTGGTATCAAAGATGGTGTTGGTAAGCTAACCAAATTTATCTTTGACGCTTTCGACACAAACTGGGGAGACATCCTTAAATCTGGCTTGAATTTTCTGAAACAGTTTGGCTCTAACTTAGGCATCGGCTCTGGGAATGGCTCTGGTGGCAGTTCTGGTTCTGGTAGTGGTTCTAGCTCGGGTGGTGATGCTTTGAAGTGGGGTAAGACCTTGCTCAACGGAGGAATAGCAATATTCAAAGCGTTCACCGGTGACATTCCGGGTGCGATTCTTTCCGCTCTTGGTGCCGTTGGCAACGTTGCTGGCGATATTTTCGGATGGGTCGGAGATGCTGTTGGTGGGGTCGTTGATTGGGTTGGAGATGCCGTGGGTGGCGTGGTTGACTTCTTCAAAGGCATTTTCGGCTTTGCAAGCGGCGGTTTCCCCGATGCCGGGCAGCTGTTCATCGCCCGAGAAGCCGGTGCAGAGATGGTCGGATCTCTGGGCGGTCACACCGCAGTTGCCAACAATGACCAAATCGTTGAGGGCATCCGCGAAGGTGTTGAAGCTGCAATGGAGCGTCAGAATCAGCTTCTGCGCCGACAGAACGAGCTGTTGCAGGCTCTGCTTGAGAAGGAAGGGAGTGCAGAGATCAACGTGTCCAGCTTCTATCAGGCGGTGAACAGAACGAACCAGCGCAACGGCAAAACAATTATCCCGGTAGGTACTTAAAGGAGGGGCATTTATGGAACTTGACCAGTACAATCCGATTCGGAGCGTGGATGGGCAGTATCTTAAATGCCCCTCTTCTTATCAGTGGCGGTTACAGGACATTTCAGCATCCGATGCCGGACGCACAGAGGATAACAAGATGGATAAGAAACGTCTTGGACAGTGCGTCAAGCTGGAACTGGAATGGAAGTACACCACGATAAAAGAAGCCGCTGCCATCCTGAAAGCGTTCAACCCGGAATACATCAACGTTACCTATCTTGACGCAATGGCTGGCGATTGGAAAACCAGCGAGTTCTACGTTGGTGACCGCGCTGTTCCGATGTATAATTCGCGGATGAATCGCTGGGAAGGGATATCTTTTAACATCATCGAAAGGGCTGCACACTGATGGTCAATGTATCGCAAGATATCATAAAATCCTTCAACGAGGGCAACAAACAAACTGCCCTTATTGAGGTTACTGCTGGCAGCAAGACGTTAACCATCACCGATGCAGATATCATTCAGGGCGGTTTGAAGATTGACCGGTACTGTGTGACCAACAGCAAAATTGAAGTTGGCTCTGCGGTTGCTTCTGAACTGTCCTTGAAACTGCGGAACTATGATGGTAAGTTCAACGATATTTCTTTTGAGAGAGCTGTTTTGAACGTTAAAATAGGTATTAAACTGCCTAGCGCCCTTGAGGGCGCAACGCTTGGTAAGGACATTCTTGGCCGTATGATTCTTGGTTCTATATCTTCCGATCAAGGCGTTGCGTATGTTCCCTGTGGTTTGTTCATTGTAGACACACCGCCCAGAAAGCTAAGCACTATAAGCATCTCTGCGTTGGACTACATGGTCTTGTTTGACCGTGAGGTGAACGCTTCTGCGCTCTCCTTTCCTATCCATGTTGACGCGCTTATTCAGAAAATCTGCTCCATCTGCAACGTCACGCTTGCAACGGACGTTTCGGTGTTGCCAAACCACTATTTCAGCATTGGCGGTCTGCCGGATACTAACCAGAAGCTGACCTACCGGCAGCTTTTGCAATGGTGTGCACAGCTTACCGGTACTTGCGCGTTCATGGATGGTAGCGGACGGCTTGTGCTGAAATGGTATGAGCAGACCGACGTGACCATTACTGCAAGTGAGCGCTATTCCAGTGATATGTTGGAGAACGACATTACCATCACCGGCTTCACCTGCGACGATGGCAAGGGCAACACATACCTGTCTGGCACAGCAGATTACACGCTTGACCTAAGTGACTGCGGATTCCTGACCAACGCCTACGAGGGTGTTTTGAAGGAACTGCAAGCTGCACGCGGCGGGTTTGCCTACCGTCCATACAGCGCCACTATCAAGTCTGCACCGTATTTGTTCCCGCTGGACATGATACGTTACAAGGACAAAGACGGCGTTGTACACGATACCATTGTCACCAACGTTACGCTTGCTTTGAACTGCAACACAGCGATTTCCGGCGCTGGCGAAACGGTCACGAGTTCTTCCTACGCGCAGTCTACAAGCGGTGTTACAAACCAGCAGGCAGCAACGGACAGGGCAAACCTAGTAAAAATAAACCAAGCAGAGCAAAACGCAAAAGAAGAGCTTTATAGTATGATGACGTTTACTCCTGAAAACGGATTGGTCATCACTCGTAGCAACTGGGAAGGCAAAGTTCAAATCACAGGCCAAAACGTACAGGTCGTTCGTGGAAACAATAAAGTTGTTATAAATGACAATGGCATAGACATAACGGATGGCTATGGAAGTGTTTCTATATACAGCGGCGGCATATCTTTTCATGGCATTCGGAACAGCAGGATTTTTGAATGGCTTTATGAAAAGGATTCTTACGGAAACCCCACAGGCGGATTTGAAGCTCAAACAACAGAAATCGACCTTTCTTCTTATTCATCTGTTATGTTGGTTTACGATACACAGAAAGAAGGAACTTGGCTTGCTTCCGGTGGTGGCGTTGGTAGGCTTACCGTTGTTCTCCCAGTTAACGGACAAACATATTCTTACGCTTATCCGTGGAATACCGTTCATTGGAGAGAAGTAAAAGTTGAAACCACTGGAATCACATTCGGTTACGGAAAAGAACGAACGTCAGATTATAAAAACAACGTTATAACAGGTTTGATACATTTGGAAACTCCCGTTACTGATGGCGTAACTAAAAACAATAAGGTTTGCAGACCTTTGGAACTGTACGGCTTTATGTGAGGCAAATATCATGGAGCATTTCAAATTCAAGTGCAAAGTCGGATTGGATGGTCGATTGTATGGCGGCGGATGGTGTCACGAAAGCGTTATTCCAAACCCGCTGCCGCCTGATGAGATTCTGTTCGATGACCTGTCAGGAATGACAGAAGGGTTTTATACAGACTATTTGTGGGATGGAGCCAACTTGATATACAGCCCCGTACCAACAGTTGATGAGCCTGTTAGCACCAAAACAGAAACGGCTTTTACGCAAACCAACGAAAATGAAGAGGAGGTGACTTATCAATGAACTATCAAAAGCAGAACTTTGTAGACGGTGAAGTGCTTTCCGCTTCACAGCTGAACCACATGGAGGACGGCATCGCCAACGCTGCCGGTGCGCAGGGTCCCAAGGGTGACAAGGGCGACCCGGGCGAGGGCTTTACTTCCACAGCAAAGGAGCTGATGCTTTCCCTGTTTGAAAACGCAACCTACAAGACCGGCGATGCACAGGACACCCTGAACGCCCTGCGGGCGGAGTGGGGCGGCGGTGCGCAGGAAGTCCCGGTGCAGAGCGTGAGCCTGAGCAGCAGCACCCTGACCCTGTACGAAGGCGAGGTCAAGTTCCTGACGGCTACCGTGCTGCCCGCAGACGCCACCGACCGTGTGGTGGTGTGGAGCGTTTCTCCCGCCGGCTTTGCTACGGTGGTAAACGGTAAGGTAACAGGCGACAAGGCGGGCAGTTGCACCGTTACGGCTACGGCGGGCGGCAAGAGCGCGAGCTGTGCGGTGACGGTGGCGGCAGTAGAAACGGCAAAGCTGATCTACGACCTGCCCGGCGAGACAGCGCTGAGCTTCGGTTTTGACACCGGGCTGAAGCTGCTGGAGCACGCTGCTACTGAGACACCGCAGTACACCATTCTGCTGGATCTGAAGCCCCAGACCAGCTTTGAAGCCACGACATCGACACAGGTGCTGTACTGCGTGACGAAAACCGAATCGTCGTGGAAAATGGCGGGCTTCAATCTAGTCGTCAACCCCAATAATGGAACACTTCCGTTTATCTATTACAATCAGGCAGGGCTTAGCCTGTGCGATACCATTGAACACTTTAAGATGCGCACACGGTACGTAATCCAGATCGACGGCAAGAATTTCCGGGGCGGAAGCACGCACCTCGCACTGAGCGACTGGAATACCACCATAAACGCGCTTACCGATGTGCCCGAAAGTATGATAATTGGCGGTGCACGGGACGCGACCAGCGCCAATTTCGTCAACTGTCTGAAAGGCACGCTGTACCAGTGCAAAGTGTATAAAGGCTTGCTGAGCGATGCCAAGGTGAAAGCGTTCATTGAGGAGGGCACTGTATGATCTACGATACTAAGTCAGTTAAAGAGGGCTTTATTTGACTATTCACCCACATAAAAAGAAAGGACTGATATTATATGCTTCCTATCATGGACGTTTCCCGCTGGCAGGGTAGCATAAACTGGGGCAAGGTCAAGGCAAGCGGCCTTGTCTCCGGTGTGATGCTGCGGGCTCTGGGCAACAGCGCGAAAGACGCGCCCAGCAAGCCGTACATCGACCCCACCTTTGAGCGCAACTACCGCGAGTGCCAGCGGCTGGGTATCCCCTGTGGCGTGTACTACTACTGCAAGGCGGTCAACACGGCAGAGGCTGACGCAGAACTTGCCCTGCTGCGCAAGGTGCTTACCGGCAAGACAGTGCAGCTGCCCGTTGCGGTGGACATTGAGGACAGCTATGTGCAAGCGCCGCTCGACAAGCAGACCCTGACGGACATTGCAGCCCATGCGCTGGGCACGGTGGAGCGCTGGAGCTTTTACGCCATGCTGTACACCGGGCTGTACTTTGGCCGTGATAACCTGTACATGACCGGCGCTGCGCTCAAACCGTATGACGTGTGGCTGGCAGCCTACCGCAGTAAAAAGCCCGAACCGGGATGGCCGTTCGGCTTGTGGCAGTACACCAGCAAGGGCAAGATTCCCGGTGTTGTGGACGCGATACCGGGCAAGATTTCCGGCGTGGACTTGTCTGTGCCCTACAAGGACTACGCTAAAATCATCGCAAAGAAGGGCCTGACCCGTCTCCGGGAGGGCAAATGACCGAAAAAGAAGCTTTACTGTGGATGCTGGGCATTTTGGGCAGCCTGTGCGCTGCGGTCATCACCATCGACAAGGTACTGGACATCATCCACAAGTACGTCAAAAATGCACAGGCCCCCGACGATGCGCAGAACAAGCGGCTTGACGAGATGGACAAGCGCTTGCAAACGCTAGAAACGGGCTATGCGCAACATTCTTTGGCGCTTGGGCGCGATTTGTCCCGCTTCGGAGAAATCGACGAAGTAAACCGCCTGACGCTTGAAGCCGTTCGTGCCCTGCTGGAAGCACAGCTGACCGGAAACAACGTGCCCGCTATGCAGGCCAGCAAGGAAAAAATCGATAATTACCTCATGGAAGGAGTAACAAAACATGGAAGCAATGTTTAACTTTATCCCCGCACCCATCGCACTGGTACTGATGTTCATCGGCTTTGCCGCGCTGGCCGTAGGTGCCATTCGCCTGGGTTACAAGCAGTACGTTAAGCAGTGGGCGCTGGAACTTGTTACCATCGCCGAGGACAGCATCATGGGCAGCGGTCAGGGCGCGAAGAAAAAGGCACAGGTCTTTGCTGCGCTGCGCGGCGCATTGCCGGACTGGCTGAAGCCTTTCATCACGGATGAAGTGCTGGACAGTGTGATCGAAAAGGCTGTCAGCATGATGAAAAAGGCACTGGAAAACAAGACGCCCACGATCGGGAAGTAAGGAGGATATCATGGCTGTACCTATGTGCGGCATTATTGCCGCTTCTGCAAACGCTATGAATCAAGCCCGCAAGCGTGAAAAGGTGTGCAACCTGAAAGGCGACAATCGAGAGTTTTGCAAAAATTGCCTTCTTGCCAAATGTGGCGAGTGCATCGAAAAGCGGGCAGATAAGGAGTAACACCATGGCAAGCACTACATACCGCCATCTCGGTAACGTCACCGAGATGTTTGCCGCACAAGAGCAATTTCGTGACATCACGAAAATGGTGACAAAACGTCACCGGTTTGCCGTGCTTGGCAATATGGTGCGCAACGCCGGAGAGTTGCCGCAGCCTTTCTGGCTCGGTGCTGCCTGTGGCGGCGGCTCGCGTAGTCTTTCCGCCAGCGTTGCAAGGGCTTAATGCAGAACAGATAAAAGCTGTGATAAAACGTGCGCCGCTTGGGAGGTATGACCGGAAAATCGCCCGGTTGCGGTACGTTGACCAGCTATGCCAAGTTGATATTGCAGCGCGTGTGCCGTATTGTCGGACATCAATCGGCAATAGGCTGAAAATTATTAACAAAATGCTGGATGTGTGATATACTAATCATGGTTATAGGATTAGCTTTGAGCTTGTGCTCAGGCAATTCAAAACAAAAGCGTCAGGCTTTCGGGTCTGCCGCTTTTCTTTTTGCACGGATTGTGGTATAATAATCTCAACAAATCCACCCGGCCTCTCGAAGAAGCGCATTAGGGTGGATATTTGATACAGTCTCCCGCCCGCCTACTTGCAGTGCGTACCATGCGGGAGACGCTTTTATATGGTGATGCTTATGAGCAATACAAAAGAAGAACAGCTTGCAAGAATTGCAAAATATTATACTACTTTTCACCTGTTTGGCGATTGGTATCTTATTCGGTATTGGCCTAGACACTGCCACAGCTGGAAGCGATTTATTCCGCTGTATACTCCTACGCACATAAGCTGATAAGCAAAAAATCCCCTGCTTTGCCGAAGCCCTGCGTGCCACGCGGGGTACTTTGTAGGCAAAGTGGTGGCTTTT